GCAAATACAGGATTACTTATAAGACTTATTGCGAGAAGATAGTTGTGGTATCTGTGACGCTTGTGCTTTCTATGGTTCGTGTTATATCGGTTACGGATTCTAAACCAGGTGCTTGATAAACTTCTGTAAATTGAAAGGCATCTCCCTGATTTGTCTGAGTCCAGTTTGGTCTTGAATCTAAATTTAATCCCTGCCATGTATAAGTAGTTCCGTTTATAGTTTCATTAACTGAGGTAGCTGCTGGAGATATAGAAGATCCGTCATGCTGTATTCCTGATCCTGTAACTGAATACAAGAACCCAGAATTATATTCTGTTGTTCGTATAGACTCTGTAATAATTGTGGAAGTTTCTGTTCGACTTGTGGAACTTCCCTGCGTAAAATTAGGTATAACTGGCACAGCGTAACAAGGAGCAGATATAACAAAGCCAAGAAGAAGAAGCCTCCTCATTCGATAGTAAGATCAACGACAAACTGACCTGTTATTACGATACCCGTTCCAGTCCCAGGTGTCATTGTAATATTATGATTATCTATTGCTACTGCTGCTGTTCCTACACTTCCTGCACTTGTAGAAGTCAAATCACTAAAGTTTGGCACAGTACCTACTGTAACTGCACTACCTGGTGTAGCATCTCCTTCTACATAGGATTGAGCAAAACTGAAAGCCTCTCCTGATGTTGCTTGAGTTGCAGAAGGGAATGAAATGCTAGGAACTCCGTTAGTTGCAGAACCAAAGCCACCAATAGTAGCTGCTGAGTTTGAATCTACAGTTGTGACATTATTACCGCTTATGCTGTAACTAGATCCGATCTTATCTGCTGTACTTGCAGCCGATAAAGACTCAAATTTAACGCTCGAAGATATTGAATGATTCATGTCCGCATAAGCTGGTGCGGATAGCATAAATAAAAAAAGAAATAGTTTTTTCATTTTGTAGCTACTTTATTATTCTTATTATCTACTATAGTATCTTTTTTCTTCTTTATCTGAAAACCTAATGATGCAGTACTAGCTGAAAAGATCGAAGCAATAAATGTCGGGTCAAAATCTACTATCTTTTTACCAGATGGCGGTTCATAGTATGAGAGGGACAATAAAGTTGCCGACCACAAAAGTACGCAAACTTTCACAATGGTTTCGACTTTGCTTGGTTCTTGATCTTCCATAAAAGTAAAGATTCTTGTCTAATACTAGCATTTTAGCTATGTTTGGAAAGTAACACATATTTATTCCATGTATAAGATTTTAAAGCCAATTTTAATGACCTTTTTAACAACAACTGCTGTTAAAAGATTGGTCGTAGATTTATTAAAATCAATCGCTAAACAAACTACAAATACACTTGATGATAAGGCAGTTGCAATTTTAGAAAAACAACTTTTTCCCCCAGCATGAAAATAACTAAATTTCTCAACATTGACATAGAACCAGCACCTTTAGAAATGAAGTTAGATGTTGAAATGCGTTGTAGAGAAATAATGGCAAGTAATGAAATAAATGATATAAAAAAATATTGCACACATCTTGTCAGGCATAAACTAGAACAAGATGTATTTTTAGCCTCTATGTTAAATAGATTAATTGAACTGGAAGCTGCTGCTGTAGTAAAAGAAATAAGAGAAAAAAAGAAAACTAATCCGATAAAGAAGTTTTTTCGTATTCTTTAATCTCTTCTTCAGTAAAATCTTTAATAAATAATTTATCAATTCTATCAATTTCATAATTAAATTTAAGAATTGCAGTTCTTATATGTTCTGTAACCCAACGACCCTCTTCATAAACTACTTGAGCTTTACCATTATCTTTTATAAAAACATAATGATCCATCCCTTTCATTTGAATTTCTAAAAAATTCTTTTCTAAGTTTTTACGTCTAATTTCTTTTAGCTTGCGTAATTTGATTACAGAAGGATTAACACTCATTTTTGATAGCCAGTAGGAGGTGGTGCAAGCCAAAAGCGTACACCATTTATTATTTTAAAATGAATATTTAAGTTAGGATCTAATATTAAATATTCTTTTTGTTTATTTTTAGAAAGGTAGTTCATCTGTTGTTGGTACATCCTCTATCTTTTGTGGATTAATGTTACCAAATAATCCGTACTGTCCATCCATGCCTTTAGCGTTGACATATATACATTGAGTTTTAACTTTCTCTTTCTTTTTAAAGTCATAAACTTCACCCTGTTTTTGTTTGGTATAGCTAAGTGCTTTTAAATGATCTATGAATTGATCGAGAGAGTCAACTGGTATTGTGAGAGTCAACACTTTTGCATCATCATCATCATTAAATCTATCTTCTCCTATAGACCATTTGATAGGTAGAGAAAGTGCTGGATTAAAGTCAGCCATAATTAAAAAAATCTTTTAGTAAATTGTTTAGAAATGAATTTATAGAGAGATTGTTCGACTTACAATGCTCTCTGATTAAAGAAGCAAGATCATCATTGGTACGCACCCCAAATACGTTTCTGTTCCAATTTTTACGTTGATCTGCCCGTCTTTGTTCAAGTTGTCTCATAATCTCTTGACCAGAGAACTCAGCTTCTTCAGTTGTCATTAATCGTCAGCTATCTTTGATATAGCATGACTTAGAAACTCTCCATGTCTAGCTTCTGTAATAAATCCAGAAAGTCTAGGAACATTGAACTCTTTACAGAAAGAAGCAACAATTTCTTTTGCTTTATCAGGATCAGTTTTCATTAACTCCTTAAGCTGATCTGTGATAAGAGTTCTAGCTTCAGTAGTGATTGGGGGATTTTTCTTGGCTTGTTCTGATACAGGCTCAAGTTTTTGATTAGGTCTGGTATGAGTTCTATCAGTACCAGGTTCTTTGGTAGGTGGAGCATTTTCTTCTTCATCTCCTTTAACTTCAACTCTAGCCCATAATTCAAAGGCATCGCCAAAAGAATAACAGGCACAGGCACATAAACATCTTCTATGAGAGTTTTGAATGTCATTAGCTGTAATTTCATTAAATTTAACTGTATTGTTATTTCTAACTGTGACAGCGTAAGGATAAAGAGGAAGTCTGATCCCTGTGACTACATTTTGAAAGAATCCCATTAAGTAACCTGTACCATCTGGAGCTTTCCATACAAATCCTCCCTCTGGACTAGGCTCTAAAGCAAAATACCAGTTAGGAGCATTTTCTCTGATTCTTTGGGCTGTTTTAGCCCATTGGCTGTAATCAAATTTGCCTTTTTTGTAAATGTCTCCTTTCGTAAGAATCCCACCCAAATTAGGAATTGAATAAGTTTCTATCTGAGGATCATCAAGATCGTTTTCTGTGGTCATAAGTTTAATGTACTAAACTATTAAATTATATACCTTATATAATGTTTACTGCAAGGCAGCTTGTAACAATGTGTTGAATTGTTCTGGGGTCAACACCATTCGCCATTGTCCTCCTCTAAACCTAACCATGCTTGCAACAAAGTCCACTCCTGCATTTTCTCTCTGCACTTCAACTTCTCTAGGCTTAACAAGACAGGCTTGTGATTTATCTTTCCAATCCGCTACCTGTATCACGCAGTTTGGTACACCATGAATATCTCCTACATCACCAGGAATCCCTGCTGATAAATTTCTTTGACATTCAAAACCAGTAACTTCTGTTAAAAGTTCTGCTGCTTCTCTTTCAGCTTTATCTCCTTTTCGCTTCTGTGGGTTAGTCATCCTTGTAAATCTGCTATACGTTTATCTAACTCTTGTATTCTCAAACAATACTCCGCATCACTTATTTCTTGTTGAAACCATAAGTCTCCAAGATGGCCCACTTCATTATGCAGTTTTGCAATTAAATATTTTTTTCTTCTATCAAGTTCTCTGTAAAAACATTTCATTTTTTTCTACCCCATTTTTTCATAACTTTATTTTTAAGCTGTTCTTTCTTTTGTCTTGTAATTGTTAAAAAACAATCATCAAGTTCATCTATCAGACCATCAAATTCAGCCTGATTTGACATTTCCAATGATCTCTGGAAGTTAACAATGGATGCTCTTAGCAGTTTCAAATCTCTACCTGAGACATCAAGTATGTATCTCATCTTTTAATCCATTCATCAATAAGTTTTTTTAACTCGGCTATACGTTTCTGAGCAGCTTCTATCCTTTCTTTTTTAGTCATTGCTTCAACTCCTCCATGAGATCAACTATTTGTTCTTTGGTATAACCAAACTGGTCTATAAGTTTGTTATATGCAAAGTACCTGTTCTTTCCATTTTTTGAAAATAAATTACTAACACATTCACTCTCAAAACTTTTCACAATCCATTTAGGTTTGATCTTTAACTTTTTACAAAATTCATCATCTTTTCTTGGTATCCAAAATTCATATGTCGTATCAGAGTAAGGATCATAAAAAACCTGACCTTCATATGGATCACTTGGAAATTGTGGCATTAAAATAACTCCTGTTTTGATTCAAACTTTGTCCATGCTTCCTGCCATGCAGCTTCGCATCTTTCAGTAGGTTGGTCATTATTTAGAATACACCTACCTTCATAAGCCCAGATCGTATTACATACATCTGGTACTAATCCATAGTTTAATTTCAACATTTCAATGTAACAACCAAGTTGCTTATCAGTTGAGTAAGGTTCTTTCCAATACATATCAACATCTTCAAGATGAATCATGCCATCTTTACCACGTTTCCTAATGTCATATTTTGAATTACCTTTAGTTTTTAAATCAATCAATCTGATCTTGTCAGCCTTAGAGTCATATCCAAGAAGATCAAGCTGACCACCAACCGATTTATCTGGTATAGACATCATAAGTTCTACAGCCATTGGCTCAAAATGTGTGAACAGTTCATGGTCTAACAATGGTGTAACCCATGCTTCGTAATCTTTGGGATCAATCTCTCCACTACCAAGCATTTTTTCCTGGAGACATTCATGTACTGTTTCTCCTCTGGGCTGCCAGATATATCTATAGGCTTCAATATTTTCTTTAGCTTCTTCTGTCAGTTCATTACAAACTTCTGTTGTAGAAAAAGCAAGCCATCTTTGTAAAGTCTCATCAAAGTATTTGTGAGTCTCCTGATCTCTAAAGATAGCGAGTGGTTTTAATAGTTCCACAGTTTTCATTGGTTACCCTCCATCATTTCTTTAGCAGTTTTGCCAAGTTCAGCAAGTGTAGGTGGCATTGGTTCTGGTTTAAATATTTTTGGCTGATGTTGTGGCTCTTCTGGTTTGAAGGATTGCTTCAATGGAAATAAATCCTTCCAGCCACCTGCTATGGCGTTCTCAAGAGCTTGTTTTCTATCTTGTGTAGGAAATGACCTTAATTTGTTAAAGATGCGGTTAGCAACGCTTGTAGTACAAGTTCCTTTATTTTTATATCTGATACTCCACCATTCAACCAAAAGATCAGCATAATCTTTTAGATCATCAGGTATTGAATCTGTTGTAATTGTTGGAGAACTGAAAACATCTGTAGATAATACAGGAGCAGTTTTTCTTCTGGACTTGGTTTTCATGTCCTTTCTAATCAAGATTCTAAGATAAGCAGACCTTGATGTTTCTTCATCTCTGTTATGATCGAGCCATTCAATAAGGTCTTGATCCAGAAACATAGTAATTTTGGTTTTTGCCATTCATACTGACTAACTATTATTTATTATTAGAGCATGACATCATATGTGTCAAGAGGTTGTTACTGATGCTATATAATTAAATTCTTGCAAAAGCCATTCATTATACTAATATAAGTATATATAATATAATTATCTATATATAACTACTTATATATCTATAAAAAAGTATATATAATATTATATATTCTTTTTCTTTTGCTTCTTTTCTTTTTCTTAATATCGCCATTCATTACCAGGTTATGACTATGTGATATACTACTTACATAAATTGCCATTCATTATGAACAAAAACTTACAAAGAATCTGTGTAGCTGTTGATGTAGACGAATATGAAGAGCTAAAAAAATTTTCAAAATCTGGTTTATCTACAGGATTTTTAATTAGAGAAGCTATACATGATTTATTAGTAAAACTTAAAAAAAATTAAGTTTTGGAATATTTACCTTTTTCTATTAACCAATCAAATTTATTTATATCTTTTTGACAATTCTGGCATCTTTTTACAGTCCATGAAAGATGACCAGTTCTTGTAATACTATGACAATCAGGGCATTTAATTACTGCACCTGAGTATCTTTTACATCTTGAGTATCTTGTTATTGGTACAAATTCAATCATTTTTTAGCTCCTTCCAATCGTTAAAATCCCACTCTGAAGTATATTCACATAACACTTCAAATGAATTTATATCTTTTTTAGCTTTAGCTTTTGCTTCTTCTATTGAATTAGCATCTACTTCTATTTCAAAGTAGTTGATTTCCGCACAGGTAATTCTAAATGATTTCATAATCCTCCTCTTCATAAGGAAAGTCTTTATCTTCTATTTCTTCTTCATCATCTTGAGGAAATCTCCAGTTAATTGCAGCTTCCTCTCTTTGACTATCAAGTGAAGCTTGATGTTTGTGCATAAATGAATCACTCATATCTATCCTCCCAATCACATTTATTCAAAGTTTCATCTTCAAATTCTTTTTCATCTATTTCCCATGTTTCTGAATGTTCCCAATCTCCATCATCAGATGAAAAAAATCCACCATCAAATTTCCTGAAGTCACGATGAATATCATCTTTATTGATATCATCTGGTGTTTTGATTAATAAACTATGCAGCGACATTGAGGATACAGTTAATTTAAAATACTTAGACATTAGTTTTCCTCCTCTTTTAGAATTTCAACATCACCAGTAAGTTGCCAACTATCATCAGCAGGTTGTTCGCCATACTCAGTTCTAACGTAAAATCCATCTATGGAATCTTTTAATTTTGCTTCAGCTTCTTCTAAAGAGTCAGCTTCAACAAAAATATATCCTTCTTGTTGAACAGTAAAATTGTATTCAGCCATTAGTCTCCCTCCTCGAAATAAGTGTCAAAGTGTCTGAATTTAGAAATGAACTCTTGTAAGTGTTCATTGTATTCTTTTTTAGTTTTAAAATTATTTGGGTCGTAACCTTCAGCTTCTTGTACACCTTCTTTTCTGGCTAGTCCAACACTCGAAGGTACTAAGTTTAGTTCTTCCATCTTGTACATGAAATCACTAAATGCAAGTATTTCATCATACATAACAGTTATGTTGATGTAGTTACTCATTGAATCGTTACGCATTATTTTCTCCCTCCCAAACTAATTCAAAGTCTAATTGTAATGGTTCGATTTCAACACCTTCATAATCAAAGAAGTCATCACCATACTTTTCTCTATTTTCTGGTGTATCAAGTTCTTTAAGATTTTGGATTTGGTCATTGTACATATAACCACAATCCCAGAAAACATCTTCTAAAGAAACCCCATCTATAGTTTTACCATCAATAAGAAATTGTGGACTGAAGCCATAGGAATCTATAAAATCGTCCCAATCGTCACCACAACCTTCAAATCTCCAGTTGCAATAGAGTGATCTATTGATTATCATTTTTTGAATTTTATTTGATTTAGACATTAATTTTCCTCCGTATTAGTCCATTCGACATAATACCAATCTTGTGATGGGAAACTTTCAATTTCTTCAAAATCTCCATCATCATCAACAGTTCCATATTCATCAATAAATTCCTTAGGAAGTTCATTTTCAATAATATGAGACGGAACGTAACCAACATTAGATATTAGATCATCTAAACTAATAGTGGCTTCATTTCTTTCTTTTAATTGTTTTTCAACAATGTAAATTAGATGATCATAATCATCAGAATCTGAAAATTTCCAGTCAAGAAAAGTTTTTCTATCAATGATAAGTTTTTGTTTTTTCATAACAATTTTATATTTTGGAAAGTACTGGACTTACATAACTGTTACCTACCTTGAACATCTATTTAAAGATTCGTTAATAAATTAACTTTGCAATCGTTGGCCTACAATTAATGCCAGCAATTATTTAGTGATTATCATGATAATTTCTCATAGCTTTTTTAAATCTCTTTTTAATTTAGTTATTTTTGTTAAAACATTTACCTTTTCTTCTGTAGATAAATCTTTTAATTTTTTCATACATTTTTCTATTTCAAATTCAACTGTTTCTTTATATAATTTAATCTCTAAAGCATTATGTATATCAGGTACAACTAATTCATCATAAATTCTGTTATACCATCTATTAGCAGTTGATGTAGATATTTTAAAATGCGATTCAAAATATTTTATACAACTAGCTCTTGTTTTTTCTTTATCAAGATAATCTTGAGCTAAGTCTTTAGCTTCATGCCTTGATTCTTCCCATTTATCTGTAGGTAACATTTTTAATATCCCTCATAATGTAAATGGTAGTTATCACATATTTCCCATTTCACTTCATCACTACATTCTCCCTCTATCCAATATTCTCCATAATCTGTTCTAATAGGTAATTTAATATCACTATCGTTGTAATAAGAATCAATCCATAAACAATCATTCTTTTTACAAAATTCTTTTTTAAATTCAGTTGTATCTTTTATATCTTTATCAATTTCTATTTTGATAAGCATATAAAGGTTAGCTTTTAAGTTTTTATTTAACATCTTCTAATTCCTCTAACTTAAGTGATTTATTTGAAAATTCCATTAATCTTTCAAGTACATCATCCCTTGAATAATCTTTTTTTATTGCATCACTACCAAAAGCTATTTCAAAAACTTTTTCAATAAATTCATCATCTTTATATCTTTTATAACTTCTATTTAATTCTCTAATAGTATTTAAAACTTTAACTTCATTTTTCGCTTTAAATGGACTATCTTCAAAGTTGCAACATTCAAAATTTTCTAACTGGCAACCAGTATGTTCATAAGAGTAAAGACTATCAGTTGCATAGCAATCAATAGCATCTTTACCTTTATGGTATTCTCCATCTAAGCAATCTCTAGTTCTATGGAATATCCACCCATATTTAAACTTAACGTCTTGAGGATATACCCATGCCCAGTTTGTATTATCTCGGATAATTTCATAGGCTTGTTTATTAGTTAATTTATTCATAATTGATAAAAAACGTAAGTACAATAATCTCCTGCTAACAAGTCAGGATAAAAAGGTAGTTCAAAGTGAACATCATCAATAACATCAGCACAATGACTTCTATTTAATTCAAGATGTTCTAAAGTATTTTCAATAAGTTCTTTTTCACCATCTTCTAAACCTGATTCATCACCATTAGCTATATAACTAGCCCAATAAATAGGTAGTCTAACTTCAGTAAATTCTGTTTTATTCATAACTTTTTTTACCTCTCATATAAAGTGATTCAGCTATGTCATTACAGCTATCCCAACTATCCCAAGTTAATCCAACTATGAAGTGTTCAATATCTCTCATCAATCTGTTAGAGACTTCATTGTTTGGAGCATCATAATACTTAAGTAAAGTATTTATTAATGCTATTTTTTGTTTTTTAGTTTCCATAATTAATAAACGTCAACGATACATTTAGCTTGCTTTTCAATAGATTCAAGAATTTTTTGAAATTCATAAACTACGTCTTGAGATAAACTATCTTCTTTATTTTTGAAATTTTTGATAGTTCCTTTAATTGACTCATGCACTAATCCATATTCATTTATAGAAAGTACAAGTCCAATTACTCTTGTTGCATCACTTCTAAATCTAGTCATAATTTGATAACCTCAGAATTTAAATAGTCTTTTAATTCTTTTCCTTCTAACGGATTCCAATAAAGGTTAAATTGCCAACTTGTATAACTAGGTAAATTCCTTATAGGGTGAATTTCATAATCTTCCTTAACCTGGAATTTTAATTCTTTATTATAT